ATCTTTTAGTTTGTATAATTGCTAAAAGGAGTTTTTTATGCAAAATTGTTCCCTATTTGTAGCCACATTGCTACATTCTGCGACTAATACGCACTTTTTTCATTGGTCAACCGATTCCTATTCCAAACATATTGCTTTGGCTGAGTATTACGATGGAATTGTGGAACTAACAGACAGTTTTGCAGAAGCTTATATGGGCAAATACGGCAAATTAAGCGATTTCCCAAGCGTTTACCACCAGCCAAAAGACCCGATTAAATACCTAGAATCCCTACAAAAGTTTGTGGCTGATGCCCGTCAAGATTTACCGCAAGATTCTGAGCTACAGAACCTTATTGACGAGATTGCCGATTTAATGAACACCATTACCTATAAACTTAAGTTCTTGAAATAAAAGGAAATTATTATGCCACTCGTTAAATCTGGTAGCAAGGAAGCCGTAGGCAAAAACATCAAAAAAGAAATGGAATCTGGCAAGCCTAAGAAACAAGCCGTAGCCATTGCACTAGCGACTGAGCGTAAATACGCTAAAGGCAACCGCAAGTCTAAGCTAGAAGATGCTTATGCTCGTTACATTGAAGAAAAAGCATGAAAATTCTTGAAAAATCATGAAAAACGGTCTATACGCCAATATCCACGCCAAGCGTGAACGGATTAAAGCTGGTTCAGGCGAAAAGATGCGTAAGCCTGGCACTAAGGGCGCACCAACAGCTAAAGACTTTAAAGAATCCGCTAAGACATCCCGCAAAGAAATGCTTACTAAAGCTATAAAGGATATGTAATGGAACACATGAACCGCAAATTTAAAAAGGAAGATGCTTTACTAAGACCGCACAAAGAGACAACTTTGGAGAAAAACCAAAGGATGCGTGAGCGTAGAAAAGCTATAATTGCTAAACAGTTTAATAAGTTTCAAAAAGACATCGCATAAGTTACAATAATCGCAACTTAATCAATTACTTGAGGAAGTATGCAAATAAAAGAAGTAGAAGTATCAGCGTTAATCCCTTACGCTAAAAACAGCCGAACCCACGATGATGCACAGGTAGCCCAAATAGCTGCCAGTATCAAAGAATTTGGGTGGACTAACCCCATATTGGTCGATGGATCAAAGGGCGTAATAGGAATCGGTTGACCAATGGAAAAAGTGCGTATTAGTCGCAGAATGTAGCAATGTGGCTACAAATAGGGAACAATTTTGCATAAAAAACTCCTTTTAGCAATTATACAAACTAAAAGATGTCATGACCATTAGTTTTTGGATGTTTTACTTGGATAACTCCAAGCGCACGAATTGCTGCATCTACAGAATCTACCCGACTAATTGGCCCACCTCGCCATTTCGCCATAAACTCCAATTGATCTGGCGTGAACTTGGCTTTTTCGTCTTTTTTAATTTCCATAAGCATTGTTTCGCCTTGAAATCCAACCAAAAGATCAGGGCAACCGTGTTTCATCGATGCCAAACTAACAACTGTTGCGCCTAACTTACGCAAAGCATCCACAATTTCCCTATGATTGGTGTCTATTCGTGCGTAAGTCATTGTTTATTTACAATATTCAGTTAATATAGGCTAACTTTATCACGATTAGGGTCTTATATGACTAAAAATCAATATGGTAATTACATAAGTGATGCCGAATTTATAGAGAACTGGCAAAAATATCCTAGCCCTACGGCATTAGCAGCGCATTTAAAAATTAATATTCGTGCTGTTATGAATCGTAGGCGGTCAATAGAGATTAGACACAATATAACACTTGAAACCGACCTCAGTTATAAGCAAGAAAAAAGCAAAGAATATATTGAAAAAACTAAAGCTGAAAAGGCAAAACGCCAAGAATTACTACAAGAACGCTTAGATGCCACCACCCATAGCGTTAGACGGGGTATGGAATTAGAAAAAGGTCGGGTTATTATATTTTCGGATGCTCACTTTACCGACTGCACTACGACAGGATTTAAAGCCCTGATTAAGTTTATTGAGCATTTCAAGCCCAAAGCCATTATCTGTAACGGAGATGCCTTTGACGGGGCTGTATTAAGCCGATTTCCTAAGATTAACTATGACCGCCAACCTAGCGTATTAGACGAACTAAACTACTGTAAAACGCATTTAGACGCTATTGAAAAGGTTAGACCAGCAGGATGTAGGCTAATATGGACGCTGGGAAACCATGATATGCGTTATGAATCTTTCCTTGTTTCAAGGGCTAGTGAGTTTTCAGGCGTAGATGGGTTTAGCCTCAAATACCATTTCCCCCATTGGGAAACCTGTTGGTCGTTTTGGGTTAATGACGATACTGTAATTAAACACAGGCATAAAGGCGGTAGGTATGCAGGCTATAACAATGTCCAAGCTAGTTTCTGTAATATTTTTACAGGGCATACCCATGTTTTGACTTTAAGCCCTATATCGACTTTTGACCAAAAGACTTTTTGGGGCGTACAAACAGGGACTTTAGCTGATCCTAACGATGAAGCTTTTCAATATACTGAAGACAACGCTAAAGATTGGCGGCAAGGCTTTATTATGGCTTCCTGGGAAAACGGCAGACTTTTAATGCCTGAAATGATTATGACTTGCGGTGAGGATCAAGTAGAGTTTCGTGGGGAAATATTGTGCGTATAACGCCTAAGATTATTGAACACATCTACAGTATGTTGTATTGCTGCGAACCGTTTGCATCTTGGGACTTACCTTTACCTGAAGAAATTAAATTTATTGTGGATAGCGATACTGAGGCAATGGGAACTTATTTATATGACGATGGGGAAAAACACGCCCATACCATTACTATATCTGACGCTAGGTGTGGTCATTTAGACACAGTCATTAGGACTATGGCCCATGAAATGATTCATGCTAGTCGGTGGAATACAAGCACTCAGGCGTGGACTAAGCACGATAAAACCTTTAGAAATAGGGCTAAAGCTGTAGCTACAGAATTAGGCTTTGACCCGTTGGAGCTTTGACTCCACTATACCTAGTAAGGTATCGAACTCAACTTCGTGGTATCTCTCGAAAGCCTTTGCTCCGAGTCCATGCACACCTGTAGCACCTCTGTGATGCTCGGTACATAAGGGGAGTATTGGTGCTTCTGACCGCTTTCCCCCGAAGCGTCTGACATGGTGAAGCTCTGCGGGGGTGTCATTGAAGCCCATGTGGTAGCATAAGACGCAACCAAGTCTTGCAATATCGTCATGGCGTTTTTTATCCTTTTTGTTCATTGAATGTTTGCATCTTTTTGCAGTACATCCTCTAGTTCTTGGGCTAAATCGGTCACATCACAGCTTACTAAATAGGCTTCAGTTGCATGATTTTTTAATGAATATTCATGCACTTTTTTAATGGCTCGGTTAAGTTCTAGCATTACTTCAGCGTAATCTCTCATTTTGTTAACCTTTCTATGTTTCGATCGTTAGCTTGTTGGGTGCGCCAGGCTTCAAACCGCATCTTTGCAGCTTCTAATTGCCAGCGTAGGGCTTCTTTTTGTTCTACCGCTACCCCTATGGCTTTGCATAAGTCTTGGTATTCAGGACTGCGGTAGGCTTCTCGTTCTTGTGCTCCTAGCGACTGTTCTTCGGTCTGCGACATCTTGATGGCTTTAAGACTATGCCTAAAGTTCTCAAGCTGGGCCAACTCACCAGACGCTTTGGCGTACAAAGGCGCTGTTTTAAATATAAAGTCTATTGCTTCGTGTGGATCGTATTCTTTTATAGCCATATTCCCCATTCCCCCTTATTACCTTTTTTCCATTGGTCGGCAAAGCCATTTAGTAAATTACTATCAATTTGGTATTTTGATAGGTATTCTCTAAACTTTGCTAACCCCCATTCTGACCGCCATTTACACAACTGTCGCACTGCACATTGATATTGTGTTTGTATTCAAGCGAATAATAACTGTTGTGATTCAACTACGCCACCTGAGTCATATTTTTTTGTATCTCCTTTTGGGTAAGGCAAAACTTCATATTTTAATAAATTACGCATTAATTTTTTCTGTTTTTTATCGCCATGAAAATATACATATCTGTTTTTTGAGCTTCTGAACACACGAATTGATGGGTCTTTATTGTGCCTAGAATGTTTGCCATCACGCCCACCCATGTCAGTTCTTTCTTTAGTTGACCCTGTATATAAAAAATTAGTAGCTTGGTAAACATATCCAACATGACCTTGTGCTTGGTCTGCATAACTTACAACAATGGTTGGTTTTGGCAACAATTTAATAGAATTTGATACGAGAAAGCTAGATTGATTTTTAGTGTTATCTTGCAAACATAGGCGGTTTAACTCTAAAACCTTATCTGACCATTCCTTGCCACAGATACCCATACATAATGATGGACTGGCTGGTATGCCGTAAGTTACCACTCCAACAAGCGTAGATTCTTCGTATAGGCCAAAAGCGTACATGATTTGCGGTATTCGTTTAGCGTAGTGTTTTTGCAACAACCAAGGATATGTTTCTTCTGATTTGATGGGCAAAATTATCAATCTATTTCCATCCCCATTCGCATCATACATTTTTTCTTTAAGGTTTCGTAGCTATCGTACCCGTTACCCAGTATTCCTAGTTCTCTAGCTTTGTTCTCAATCCCTTGTTGGCTAAACATCCAAGACCTGTCCACCTTTTCTTTGGCGGGGGTCATGTCTAAAACATCTTCCCACCTGGCAGCGTTTATCCAACTGGCAGGGTATGGAATATAGTCTATTTCGGTGCGTTTAAGTTGCCAATGTCTAAGGTGCACAGGCAAGGCTTCTAAGGCTTCACGCTTTTCAAGGTCAGTCAATCGTTTCCAAGCAATTTCGGCTTTTTTCTTTGCGACCTTTTTGGGCCAATTTACCCAAAACTTTTCAAAATCCACACATCCCCCTATTTAACAATATCCCAACGATTGCCACTATTTAATGTTTTTTCCAAATTGTAAGACCAAGTAGCTTGCGTGGCTTTTTTATTGGTTGCGGTAAATTCGTTTCTAGCTTCGTTGTAATACTTATTAACCCTAGAATTTTTGCCACTCAATGAGTCAATTTTGCTTTTAGCCAACCAATCTAATAACTCAATGTGCCGTTCTTTAGGCAAATCAAATAGGCGTTCACTTAACTTTGGCATAAAAGTAGCCACCCATACACGCACACCATAACCCTTTTTACCGCCATAACAATTTTTAGTTCGTTTTAAATTTAATTGTTCAGGAAAATCCCCAAACTCATCTAACGACCAAATATTTAATTTATGGCAATCGTCAAAGTTTTGCCAAGACTTAATAATCATGGCATCCCAATATCGTTGTGTTGCTTCTCTCATAATTTCCCCCTATTTTGTTGCAAGTATATAAAGTCCAATATTACTAAACGCATAACCGCTATATACAACTGCCATCGGCATATTGCCTTTTAGACCTTGTTCTATAGAAATATAAAAGTAAATTAATCCAGTAAGAATAATAAGCCAAGCACTCAAAATGGGGCATCCCCCAAAGAGCTTAAATTTAACGGCTCTTTTTTTACAAATTTATAAGACCAATCAGTATAAGTTTTTACGATGTTTTGAGCTTCTGCTTTAGAGCCAACAATTCTCATTAACTCGCCATTTTCATCGTAAATCTCATAGAAATTAAATGCTCGTTTACGGTCATCAGTAGTAAAAGTAGTCATAAAATTATTCCTATCTCTTTTAATTGCATTTTTACCGCTAATAATTCTGCTTCTAATTCCAATATGCGGTCTGCTTGTTGCCGAAGCATTGTAGGAACTCGATTATCTTTTAGCCCTATTGTTTTTAAAACTGTATCTAACTCATCAGATAATTCGTATGCGTTCATTGCAGCACCCTTGGTGATGGTGGGCTTGGTGGACTCATAGGCACAATATAAGACGGTGTACCAATCGCCCAGCCTTGCAATGTAACAATTTGATTTGGGTAAATTGTGGCGTTTTGAACTACCCCCTGATTGTTTACTATTTGAACCTGATTACCCTGTTTTTGTACATAATAAGAAACATTCCCTTGTTGGTCAGTAACCAAATAAGTTTGAGCCATTACAGGTGTTGCGGTGATTAATGCGGTGATTAGTAGCTTCATTATTCCCCCTATAAAAACGCTAGGTTAAGTATACTTAATGATTAATTATATAGGTACTTTCCCTTATATCTGTTACATAAAATCGGTTAATGTAATGTTTATATAACTTAGATATAACTTTTTGTTGCAAGCTTGCTTTTTATCCATAGAACGACCAACGCCACAAGTGGCGATACTGTTGCGAGATGTATCGAGTAACGACTCTACCCAAGCTGGCTTGACCCAGTATCTTGGCGGCTATCGCAGGTGTCGACCCTCGCTCCGATGCTGAATCTCCATCGGCCTCTAGCCCATCCCCGACTTTTTCTAACACCCTGTCGTTTCGGGTGGCAGAAATAGAAAAACCCCTTTGGGTTGCTCTAAGTTGAACCCGCTTAATAAATGTGTCGAAATCATTTAGTAAACGCTCAGGGCAACCCAAAAGGGTCTTATGGCTTCGACATATCTACTAAACAGGGTTCAATCTGCTTGTACAGTATACAACAAAATCAACGCAACTCAGGCCAAATTAACTGGTATGAGTCAGGAAATAAGTCTTTACGGCTTACCAATCCTTTAGATTCTTGNTCTAACAAAGCCCCTAAATAGACCATTTTATCGGCAGGAATACCTGAGTTTTTCCACATAGACACCGCAGGTACGCTAATTTTGCAGATTTTGGCTATTTTGGTAGGCCCACCCAGTAACT